GAAATAGTCTCCATCAGAAGAAAAGATATGATGGGCATGAGAAGTGGTTTCACGCATCAGCATCTGGAATGTGTATGCGTAAGCATTATTTTCAGCACGTTGCAAAGGTAAAACCAAAGCCCATTGACAAAGATACCCTGCGCCTGTTCAGGCTTGGCGATTTGGTTCACGGAGACATACAGGATGCGCTTGGAGAATATGCCCAGAATAATGGTACACAGATATTTATTGAAAAAGAGATTCAGTTGCCAAAGGTTAATGTACGCGGGTTCTTGGATATCATTGTGGCAGACGATGATGCACTGTATGACATTAAGACCTGCAATTCTTTTAAGTGGAAGAAATTATTTGGCAGGTGTCCAGACCCTGCACCATCCATTAATTACCACCTGCAACTAGGGGCATATGCTTGGTGGTATGAAGAGGAATATAGTAAGCGCATGAAAAAACTTGCACTCATCTACTATCAGAAGGATACATCAGCAATGAGAGAATACCCTGTTGATGTCCAGTACATAGAAGAGGCAAAGAATTATTGGGTAGACCTTAATAAACGATTCAAAAAAGGGAACCCGGCAATAGAGTTAGGCGTTGCACCTGCATATTCGTGGGAATGCAACCCTAAATACTGCGGATTTTTTGAAGTCTGCGGTGGTGGTTTAAAATCAGAAGGAGATAATAAACTATGAGTGAAACAAAACAACCCGATTGGGATAAGATAACTGAAGGTAAAATCAGGCATGGTTTTGCAGTCGCCGCTTTTACTAACGGCATGAATATGACAGACGAACTCTGCACTCAGATTGAGTGTTGGGTAAGGTATGTTGTTGACGGCAAATCAACATCTGGTAACGGTTCAGTTACAAACAGTGCTTTTGGAAAGGCTGAAAACAACACGGATGCAGAGCATATTGCTGAAATTATTAAGGATAAGGCTCAGGCTTTAACTAGTGGTGACAGGGATAAGGTGCTTAAATCACTTGCAGATGGTCACATCACTAAGGAAAACTTGGATGTCTGCCTGCGGAGGATAGAAGAACTTTCCAGCAATAATGCGGAGTTATGATTCAGTTAAGACAGGAAAACAAAACGCGAAAATCGTTGATGTTGAAGTTGCAACTGATATCAGATTCGGCAGGTATTTAGCCGATGTTTACAAGCCCGTATATCATGTTGACGGCGGTACTGTTAAAGATAACGGCGTGTTCAGATATAAAAAGGCTGATGGATTCTTGTATGACCCCAAGAAAAATTGGGGTTATGCAAGGTTCCTGAATGTAATGGGCATTAAGAGAGACAGGAGTAGCGATACTCCAAGTTTTAAACCTGAAAAAATTATAGGTGAACTGGTGACTATAGAAGTATATGAAAAAGTTTTCACTAATGCGTTCTCTAAAGTGGTGAAGTACCCGGTTGCTAGGGTTATCAGCACATTGGATATCCCGTTTTGATTGACAAGACACAGATAAATGCTATCATCCAGTACACCCTGCCTGAGATAGAGTTGCAGATAAACGCACTTGAGAACCTGTTAGGGATAAGGATTTACGGGGTTAATACACTTAAGCATTTTAAACCCTATGAAAAACTTTTAAAAGATATGAAAAAGATAAGGGATGATTTGGTTGATAAATACAACAAGGCAGTGGAAGACAATAACAGGTTCACTGAACCCATAACCGGAAGGTATTGCAAAGATGACGAGATTTAGGATGTCAAGGCGCAAGAAAAGGTTGGAGGATGGTATGGAAAAAATTGAATACCTGTATGTATGTGAAGAATGCAGTAACGAGATGTGGAGCGATTCAAAGAGACTGCTTATGTCTTGCCCACCTTGTAGAAACAAGGGTGTTAAAACCAAGATGGAGATATACGTATGAAAGACCCCAAGAAGGTTAGACAGGGCAGGCGTAACCGCAGGCGCGGTGCTGACCTGCAACGATTTGCTGTAAGTAAGGCAAAGGAATATAAATTGGAAGCATTTAACCGGGACAGGGGCGGAGCCCAGCATGAACAGGGTGATATAGAGATTGAAGGAAAGTATTACGGATGCAAGAGAAGGAAGGTTGTAGCATCATGGCTCAAACCTGAAAAGGAAGAAGAGGGTGTTGTAATAAGGGAAGACCGGGGCAAGGCAATGATGGTTATAGATTATGAAAAGTTTGTATGGATGCTTTCTATAGTTAAGGAAAAACTAGGTGTATAATTCTAAATTTGATTTAGACTTAGAATTTGGACAGATTTACGAAAAAGGTCTGCAAAAACTATTTGCCATGAAAGGCAAGATAGAAGTTAAGACAGAAAGGGATAAGTGGGTTGACACCGGAAACATAGCAATAGAAATAAAATGTCGTGGAAAGAAGTCAGGAATTTCAGTGACAGAATCAGATTGGTGGTTTCATATACTTACAGACAAAGATAAGGTAAAAGGTATGCTTTGTTTTCCGGTTGATGAACTTAAGAATATTTGCAGGGCTATGCTACGGAACGGAACTGCTAAAAAAATAATGGGCGGTGATGATGATAAATCAGAACTACTATTGCTACCCATAAAAGAATTAACTGGATTAATTGGAAAAGTTTTTTAATAACGGGAACGCTGTGCAAACAGGAAAGAATGACAGATGGACATGGTTGGCATTATGTTCATCGTTTGTATAGCATTCCATAAAACAGGAGTTCAAAATGGCTAAAGGCTTTGAACTTAAAGACAATAGCATGAGCCTATTGAAGAATGGGTATAAGGAGGATGGTGATAACCGTCCCGATTATACTGGTGATGCCAAAGTTAACGGAGTTGAATTAAAGGCTTCGCTTTGGATTAACAAAACTAAGACTGGTAAAACCAATCTTAGGGGTCAGTTTCAACCAAAAGAAGACTCTGATATGCCATTCTAAGGCTCGTTTTGTCCGGTGGCGGTAGGCGGGTTTAATTATCTACCTACCGCCGCTTCTTAAATAGGTGAACTCCACCACCTATTTTAAATAATACGGGCATATACGTCAAATTAGACGGTGTTTTTTTGACTCAATTCTTAAATTAGTGTAAAATATGGACTGGATACTAAAAACAGGTAAAAAAATACAGGTAAGAAAGAAAAAACGTAAAAAGAATGTACATACAAAGGAAGCTAGGAGACTTAAATATTGTGAAAAGTGTAAACGGGTCTGGGAAATAGGTTTTACGGGCTCTATACATTCATATGACCACCTGCCAACTTACGGGTTACCAAGAAAAACCTGTAAAATGTGTTTGGGGGAAAGTGGTAAGCCTTACAAACAAAGGAAATAATGTTGACTGGTATGTTAAGTGATTGTAACTGGAGAAGTAATTGTTGCGGAGCAAAGGTTTATTTGTTTATTTGTGTGGAATGTAAAAAAAAATGCAAAAGAGAAACTTTATATCAAGAGATTAACCGCATTAGAGTATACAACACACCTGTTCCCGGCTCCAATGGGGGTCGTGATATAATAAACCTAGATAGACTAGATAAATATTACAGTGGTTACGGTATTTACGATTATGCAAGGTATTTAAAAGACCATAATGATTTGTAGATATGTTTATATCGTAAATAAAGATGGGCAAATGGTTAAGGCTACCTACGATTTACAAAAAGGGATTTTCCAGTCACATACTAGGAATGGAGTTCACTGCCTTAGAAAATGGGGTTGGGATATACAAAAAAGGACGGACACAAGAAATTGGCATCCAAAAACTGTTGCTTATTTTAATAAAATAGATAAAATGAAGGAGAAAAAATGAGATATTATTGGGAAGTTTTATTTAGTACAGAGTATTTCCCATATTGGGAATTTACAATGGTAATGATGCTGTTTTTAAATCTAAGTATTCTTTGGAGACTACATAGAATAGAAAATAGAATAAGGAATATTTTTACAATGTTTTGGATGGGTGGCGATGCTGATTTAAGAAAATTTATTATTAAGGTTGAGGAAGATTATGGTGATAACGAAGAGTAATAAATAGTGGAGTGGATATTTCTAATACTGTATAAGATATTTAAAAAGAGAAGACCTAGGGCTTAGTTCTTTTTACGGCTTTCTTATAAGCCCTATCGAATATAGCATCAACACCAATATCCTCAACATAAAGTGCTTCAACTGGATTTGCCCTATTCCAAGCCTGCATCATCCTATTAGCTTCCTTATCCTTACCCTCTAAAAGAGCATCTAAAATCCTGCCACGTATAATACCCCTTCTATATCTAGTATATGTTTCTTTTTGACCCGGTGTTTCAAGTTGTTTAGCGGCTCTTCTTGGGACGGTTCCTAAAATTGGTGCAATATATTTAGGCAATCTTTTGCCAGCACCAATACCATAATCTTCTATATCTTTATATATTCTTTGTAAAGCATCAACGCCTTTCATTGCATCTTGAAAGATTGCAGGTTTAACTAAAAATTCTACTGCCCTATATTTGCTTTCACTTGCCAGTATATCACTTATAAAACCAAATGCTCCAACAGAAGAAACATGGTCAAAGAAATCACCCCAAGTGTATTGAGACATATCTGTATTAACGTCAGACCCCATTGTACCTAATGGTGTTCCCGGCGGCAAGCCCGGTATGAACAATCTACTCTCGTCATAAGTTACATCTTCACCAGCTAAGATATTATTCAATACTTTTTTAGACCAAGTAACAAATTGAGCACCAAACATACCGCCAATACCTAATCTTATTATTGGTAAAATATTTCCTCTGGTAAATTCTTGAGAAAGATTTTCTCTCATCCAGTTAAATTGTTTATAGCCAAATCTTTTGAATAGAAATAGCGGTCTAAATCTTGGGTCATTGGCAAAGATGGGGTCTTTTAATACATTTCTTTGTAGCTGGGCATCTCTTGAGAACTTATACATTGCTTCTAATGTCTGTTGCTGATTAGCCTTTACCCAATCTTTCCCATTAAGATTTCTCTGAGATTTTGCATCTATATTCAAATCTCTTAAACTTTGTTCAGCCCAATCTCTTCTCCATTTTATTTTACTATTCCTAGCGTTCATAAGGGAAGTAACGTATTCACGTCCAGCGGCGGCGGCTAAATATTGGTTTACTTTGTTTATCCCCTGAAAACCACTGATTTTTGTAAGCTTATGAGCCGCCTTGCCCATCCAACTATCAGATGGCTCAAGTCCCATTAACATCTGAAATACAGATAGATTACTCAGACCAGATTTTGCTACTTCTTTTCTATATTCCTTGTCTATCGCTAGTTTTACACCGCCTTTAATTGTATTCCAATACCCAGCCTTTACAGCAGTTGAAATAAGTGTCTGAGTTATATTTGGTATAGTAGCATAACCGAGACCAATCTTTGTAGCAACTTCAAAGTCAACAATGATTTTAGCTGATTTTCTAGCCCAAGGGTCTCTCCAATTAAAACGCGGGTCTGTTTCGCTAAGGTTAAAGCCCATCTTATATATTTTATCAATTAACTCAATCTCTTTACCAAGTTGTTTTGCAAGGGTTGGATTTGTATCAATTACTTTTTCTTGCATTTTTGTAAGGGCACCTATTGTACTATCAAACTTCTCACCTTTTGCTCCAAACTCTCTTGCAAACTCTGTTCTCTTTGCTACATCAGTAAGGTATTTTGTCAGAACAATACGAGCATCTCCTTCATAGAATTGCGGTGGTAAATCTATCTTTCTTGATTTTTCTAACCATCCAACTGTAGTAAATGTTTTTTGAGTCTCTTTTCTTAACCGTAAGAACGCTTCAGCCATTTTGACATCTGAATCGCTTATATCTTTTAATTGCTTTTTTATATGGTCAATAGCTTTTACTGTATCTCTAGATAATTTTCCATCTGCTTGTAACTGATTGATTTTTTCTGCTAATAACCTAGATGTATTAGGCAGTGAACTAATCCTATCACCTTCAAACGCTGAATCAAGAGCTATTATTGTATTAACATCATTTGCCAACTTTGCCATTCTATCTGCTTTTACCATATGTGGAAAATAATCTTGCATATGGTCTGCCACATCAACACCAGCTTTTTTTGCTTCAAAATAAGCTTCATCAAGAACCTTTCTCATCTTTTTAACATCAACATCCTTCCGATGATTTGGGTCTTGCATCCTTCTAGATAAATCTTCGTAATATTCTTTAGCCTGAGATTCTTTTCTTAATTTCAATCTTGTTTTACCAGACTTGTCTTTTTTTACTGCACCCGGTTTTTTATTTAAAAAATCTAATTGCAAATTATCCGGTACTTCTACAGACCATCTACCAAATATCTTTGCAAAAGCACCACCCCTATAAATTCCAGCCTCTGTAAGAGCCTGCATATAAGTACCGACCCTAGTTGCACCTTTGATGTCAACAATGTCTATGCTTCTCATTATATCTAAACTGGCTGTGCTTCTTGCCCTGTTTTGAGCCTGTTTAATTACATCTGGTATAATCTTACTAAATAGAGTTGATTTTGGAATCATAAAATCACTAGCCCCTGATTCTCTCAAACCTGTTCTGGTTTTTTCTATGTGCTCCATTTTTCTTACATAATCAAGCAATTTAATTCTTTCTATTTCTGTTAATGAACTATACCCGGTATGCCCTTTTTTTGGTTCAATCTTGTCTTTACCAGCCAACGCTCTGATATCATTCACGGCTTTTGTAATTCTTTCATTGCTCCATTTTAAGAAATCACCCATTTTCCCAAATGTTTCCCTTCTCCTAGCAGTCTTTATTTCATCTTGTTCTTTGACTCTCCGTCTTCTATTAAAGCCTTGTTCAAGAAATTGCTCACCAGTTAACTGAACCTTTTCACCAGTCTTTACATCTTCACCTGTTATAATCTCAGCATCTTCTTTCTGACCTTGTTCTTTTTCTTCTTTTGTGAGCTTTCTTTTCTTGGTCTTTAATTCTACATTCTTTAACTGCTCACCCTTATTATTTTTCCAAATATCATTTTTCCTAGCAGTTTCAAACTGAGCTTCGGCTAATGGCTTACTCCACTTATCCATAGATAACTTAGGGTTCTCCATGTTCATTAATTTTTTAGCGTATTTTGGTGTATTTTTAGCTATTGTTAAACCGCCTATTACTCCGGCGGCATGGACATAATCGTTCCATTCAGGTAACCTACCCTCCAGTGCTGGAGATAATGTACCAAACTCAGCGGTTTCCAATGCCTTAACAGCGGTAGAGTGAGCAAGTTTTTGTGAAGCAGTTTTTGGTAAACCAAGTTTACTTATTAAATAACTATTCATTGCAGAGCCAGAACCAGCAGTTACAGCACCAAGAACAGCACCTTTTGAAGCATCAGCTAATGTTTGCACTAAGCTTATATCACCAGTTTGTACTTCCTGACCAAGTGATGATTGTAAGCCACTATAAAAACCAAGACCAGTTGCTCCTGTTACAGCACGCTCTGTAATAAGTTTATTAGCAACTTTTTTACTAGCATCCGCTATAACCTTTTCAGCAACCTCTTGTTTCACCTTACCGTTATTCACTAAAAGCTGAACAGCTCTAGGTGAATTTCGCTCCACAACTTCCTTTACAATATTTTTATTTAAGTTTTTAGTAAGGGTTGTTTTAGCTAATCCTTGTTTAATAGCTTGTTTAGCGGCCTGTTTAACAGTGCCTTTTACAGCAAAACCTCCGATTCCGCCTCCAGCCGCCATTGCGCCTATATCTGTTAACGTCAAAAAAGACATAACGGTAGCGCCAATGTCTTCCATTGCACCGAAGTTTTGTTCTACCTCATCTGGTATATTCCATCTCTTTTCGCCCGTAATTAACTGACGAGATAGACCCTCTATGCTATTGTTATAACCTACCTTTATCCAATCAGCTAACCAATCGCCCGGAACAAAGCCAAATAAATCCTCATCTTCTTTAGATGACGTTACTTCATCACTGGCAACTTGCTGTGCTTGTGTTTCGTAATAACTGTAATCTCTTGACGGGATGGCAAAGGGTTGGTTTAATCTGTCACCTACTTTTTGAAGACCATCTTCATAAAGCTCATATGTTCCTTGGTTGGCTACAGCGTTATTGAGTAGGTCTTCATGGTAGCCGTATGGGGTTCTGCCGTTAGCCATTATAAACCCTACAGTGAGATAAGATATTTAAATTCTTCGTTTGTAAGGTATTCTCTATATTTCATAGGTCTATCTTTTAAATGAGGATGTATTTTTCTTACCTTTTTAACTCTCTCTAAGTCATCATCATAAAAAGCTTTTGAGTCTTTATCATATATTTCTAAGAATGTGTCCCTTAGTTTATCTCTCTTTTTCTTAATTACAGCTCTCATGTTTTTTTCTGCTGATTTATTTGGTAGACCATCAGATAGCATTTTCTCATCTCGCATAACACTTTCCAAATCATTCCTTAAATATTTTATCCCATATCTAGCATCTCTTAACTTTGGAGAAGGAACTTTTTTATTAAATTCACTAGGTTTATCATCATCTCCTTCAGGGAAAATCTCAACTTCATCATCAACTTCTTTGGCTACTGTTTTATCTTGAGCCTGTAATCCACCTAATATAGCTGGAACCTCAACATCTTTATCTTCAACAGTTTCTTGTGTTTTATCATCACCAGTCTCTGCTAAATCAACATCAGGTTTTTCATCAACCTCAATAACAGGTTTTTCAGCTCTAGAAACTACAGCATAATCGCCAGCACCCGGTACTGTGTAATCTTGCATTATAACATCGGCAGTACGACGACTTCTTTCACCTTTAGTAAATTCATTCAACATTGAATTAAATTTATTTTCTGATTCTTCACTAGGATTAGTTATAAAATCCATCCAAGCGTCGAACCCTTCTTCAGGGTTGTTTAGAATGTATTTTTCTACATCCTGTTCTTTCATTTCTGTCTTTGGCTCATAGCCAAATACTCCACCTTCTAAAACTTTAGTAGTTCCCCCTAGCGGATTCCATTTATTATTTTGCTCTATGCCATAAAGAGTAGCTTCACTTTCAGCTATTCGACCTCTAATTCTATTGCCTTGAGCATCTTCGCCACCTACCAAATTAATTAATTGGGCTTGTTTTTGATTTATTCCATCTAGGGCAGATTTATATGCTACACTTTCTGTATCTCCTTCAAGGGTTATTAAGTTTGACTTTGCAGTTGCAATCTCACCAGATAATGCATCTGCCGCTTTCATATCTGCTGAGCGTTGTTGTGCTGTTTGACTATAATTTGTTCTATCTAATTCATGTTCCCATAAATTTTTTGGCATTGGTTTATCAGCATTTTGTTTAGAAAACTCTAACCATCCATCAAGTTTTGCAATATCTGCATCAATTAATGATTGATAGTTAGTCCCTTGAACTTCTTTACCCAACCTAGATAATTCTTGCTTATCTTCAAGCATATCATAATAACTGCCAAATCTTCCAGACTTACCCAATCCTTTATAATCAGAAATCTTTGATTGGATGTCTAAATGTTTATCAGCTACACCTTCTACTGCATCATTAGCACTTATTCTAGAATCAATAAGACCTGTAAATTCAGGATGTTTTATATAAGTTGGCTTTATTTTTTCCAATAAAGCATCTTGTTGCTTTATTGGAGCCATAGATATTTGTTTCAATTCATCACTTAACTGCAATTTTTTAGCATCAAAATCTCTTTGATGTATTTGGTTTTGCTGAGTTAAAGTCCACCGTCTATCTGATTCTAAATCTCTAGCCGCCCTATACGCCTGTTCGTTATCGTACTTCTTGTTTTGAAGTTTAAGTGCTTCCCACTTTATAAAATAGTCAGGTATTTGCTCTAAGAAGTCAGCAAGGGGTGTTTGATAGGTACCAGTTTCGTATATACTTCTTCTCCTAGCCATTTGTCATACCATTCCTTATTTGACTGTTCCTTAAATCATCCAATATTTTACCAACCTTTTCATAAGATACGTTCTCATTCAGCCATTGCTTCCTCTTCTTACAACTGCCGCACTCTTTAATCTTACCACTAGAAACACTGCGGATAATTGAAGAAACTGTGTCTCCTAATCCTTTATCCACCTTCGCAATCCGAAAGTGATTCTACACATTCACCATTATCACATTCTTGAAAACCTTTGTCAGCGCAGGTCTCACCCGGTTCTGGTATATACGTACTATCATCAAGGTCTCCTCTAAACCTCCATGACTCTTCAGGTAAATCACCAACGGCAGATACCAATTCTTGCTCATAACCTCTCTGGATACCAGATATATCTCTCTGTAAATCAAGGTATTGTTGCTCGGCGGTTTCACCGAATCCCGTGATTACATCTCCCCTGACATCCTGATATGCCTGTTCACCAGCTCCCATTTCTTTAAATCCTGCTCCGCCACCTCTTAGTGTAGTCTCTTTAGTAAGGTCTAATAGGCTACGAGTCGCCTGTCCTCTAGTAGCACCACTCCTTAACCTGTATGCTTCCCTTGCCAAATCCGCACCAGTGGAATCATACGTTGGCAAAAGACCTGTGGAATCAGCATCAACATCAATGCCAAACCTCTCTAAAAGCTCTGCCTGTGTAGTGTCGGCATAGGGGTCAAAATCAACCCCACCGCCATGAGTGTAACCTTTTACGTAATCTAGTAAACCGGGCATATTATCTCGTTAAATAACTTAACAATGATTGTGGTTGCTGGTTTATCATACTACCTCCCTGAAATGATGATGATGAAAATTCAGGTGATGCCAGCCAATCAGAAGTAAGTCTATTGCTTACCCGACCCGGTTCACCAACCCATCCAATATATGCCTCTTTCATTTCTGGACTCCAACTGTCAAATATAGCCTGTTCACTAGCCCTAGTAACAGCAGTATCTATCGCTGGCGCACCGCGACCAGCTATTTTACCATATATACCGCCACTAGGTGCATACCCGGCGGTTAATCCAGCTTTAGCACCAGCTAGTAAAGATTTTTTCCACATATCACCTCTATATTCATCTCCTGCACGCTCAATATCTTCAAGACCTGCTTCTTTTCCATATGCAATATCTGTATCTATATCCTGTTTTCCACCATAGCCTAAATATTCACCAAGCCATTTGCCAGCACCAGTTGCACCGCCAACCAACCAAGGAAGAGCGGCGGCGGCGGTGGCGGGATTAGAAAGAAGAATTGGCACCAGCCATGCCGCTGTAGCCCCACTACCGAGACCAAGGACAGAGCCCAAAAAACTTCCGCTTTTCTGCTTTCCAATCTGTTCAGTTTGTTCTTCTCCAAAAACATCCCTAGCTTCTCGTTTTTTACCTAATCTTCTTAAACCGGCTAAACCAGCAGAGACAGTATCAGGGACACCACCTTCTTGAAATTGTTGTGGGGGTATTTGCTGTCTAGGATACTGTTGCGGTACATTACCGCCATATTGCATACCGAGTAAAGTTCTCATAGAGACTCCTTATAAATACCGTTTGATACGGATATAATTATACGTTTTAAAGATAGTGAACTTACACATCTTTTCAAATACTGTAATTGGTTGATTATTCTTGTTTTAGAGACCATTAGATAACTACTTCTACTCTCCAAACGGATGTAACCCAAAATGCTTTTTCGCTTGTAACTATACCAGCATCAGATGCAGTTATTGCAAGAGCCACAACATCTCCCTCATCAATAACCGGAGAAGCACTCCAATCTGATTCACTTACAGTTATCGCTGTATGGTCTACAAAAGATGTTGAATATGTATAGTTACATAAGGCATCAGTTGTATCATCGCCATCATCTTTCTTTTCTATAGCAAATACAATATCGTCAGTATTGTCATCAAGGTCAGGTGGTTTGAATATTAACTTATAGCAAGTCATTTTAAATGGAGCTAAATAACCCTGACCACTTCTAAAAGAAGCAAGTTCAGTATTATTAAACCAAGGCAAGTAAATTTTACTAGCATCTACATCATCAGTAAAATTATGAGAAAAAGTACGATAGTCTATAAACTTGTTAGTATACTTTAATGTATTAGCAGTTAATGTTCTATCCACATATTGATTACCGTCTGAAGACATATACGTCTTCCACAGTTTGCCATACTTCTTCCTGTATAATGCCAGTTGGCTGTTTGATTTCTTTTCAAGAGCGACCTGACCGTCTACCATACCATTAATTGACGGCTTTCCCTGAAACTCAATAGAGCTTTGCTTGGTATTAATTAATTTTCTAAGGTCTCTGTCAGTTAGCGGCATTATGATACATTTTTATTGCTAATAGTTCTGTATTCTATTGTCATATCATTCACTTCAAACGTACCAGAAGTGGGTAAATCTAATTGAAATTGTATGCTTTGGCATGAGACAGGAGAACTGGGTGTGAATGTTGCAACATCCCAAACTAAAGAACTTTCTAAATAGCCGGCACCTCCAGTGTTCCCCTGTGGGGTAATGTCGCTCGCAAATGAACTGAAGCTTTGACTGCCATTTATAGCATAATATAATGGGGTCTGTTGTTCTGCACTGGATTTATAAGTCATGGTTACCTTATATATCTTTTTAATTAAGCCGGGGTGCCCAAAATCTATATCCTTTGTATTAAACTCTTGACCTGACTGAGCAACACTAATAGGTAAAAACTTTTTAAACTCTACATCAGTGCTCCCATCAAACACACCAAGGCTTAAATTGTTGTTCCAGTCTGTAATAAAGTTTGTATAATATAAGTGATTGGTAAATATTGTAGTGTGATATGTCCACCCGTTACTATCGAAATCATATACAAAAGATTGGTTTGAATCATCTGATGCATCATTGGGACTCCTCATCATTATGAGAGAATTGCTGATAGGGTCATAGCCAAGCATTACGTCTTTAGTTATAGCAGAACCACGATACCAACTATTCCAATCTACCTCAGTATCAGTAAAAGAAGCCTTGCTCACTGCTATTTTTTTATCTATTAAATTTCTAACATTTCTACCATCATATAAATAACACCCATCATCAGATACCCAAGCTATCCCATATTTTGTCTTAGCAACACTAAATGGGAAATTTACGCCAAAATACTTAATAGTTTCTTCAAGATACCAGCTAGAAACACTTGGGCTGGATACATTAATAATATGAACCAGATTATGTTTGAAGGCTAACAACCTGTCAGCAAACGATTCTAAGGCAGTATACTCACCATAATCTCCAGTTGAAACATCTATAAAATTATATTCAAGAAATGTATCGAATTTACCTATCTCGCTATACATAATCCTGTCGCCAAACTTTTCCAGCTCTCCAGAGCCTGCCTTCAATTTAACATTAGCAACAAATGTCCTTCTATTAGCCACCACTGATGCTTTATATATTTCATTAGTGCCGCCTATACCTAAGAACTTTAAATCCGGGCTAAAGGCGTTTATAGTTGTATATGTATCTAGGTTTGGTTTAATAGCGTTCCCGTAAGTACCACTAACAACATGATAACCTTTTCCAGCTTCATATGTCCAAGCCCTATGGTCTCCATCTAGATTTGTTCTCATTCCCTTGACAATATCTATATCTGCTAATAATACTAAATCATCATCTGTACCATTGAGTCTTGTATATATTCTCCCACCAGTTATTCTTCCACTGTAAGCTAAGTCAGCATACACAGAAACCCTCAATGTTTGAGATACTGTAACAGCTACAGTAAAAGCCGCAATGGTTGAAGCACCATCGCCTATTTGAACTGGTAAAGACTCTTGATTATTATCGTATATAAATGTCTCATAAAATTCATAGGTACCCTCTTCCCAATCGCCATTTCCTGTGCCTGCTGATACAGCTATGTTCCAACCGGTTCCCCTGACAATGATAGGAGTTTCATTATCAGCAAAATCAAATGGAGCAGTGCCTCCTAAAGCACCGCCATATGCTCTTGAGTATGTAGAAGTTCCAGTAGCTGAACTATAACCCTGCTTACAGAATAAAAATTCTTTTGGATATTCTCCCAAATCTCCAACTCCGCCACTAGCTTCCTTAATAGATATAACTTCTCCAACAACAGCTCTACCGCTTTTATCAGCACCGGAGCCATTTTCAAACTTAACACCAGTTGCTGATGTGGAAAGGTCAACGCCCATTTGTAATTGGTCAGACCCAGTTTTTTTTATAATAGCAACTCCCCTGTTGTGAAAAAAGGTTAATTCTTCGTTAGTATTTGTAGCGGTTGTATCTTTATCAACCCTAAAAAGAGTACCTGAATCTATTTGGGATACAACAGAACCAGCCGCAATTCCTGTACCGGTGACACACATTCCCACAGCAAGTGAGCCAGTAGCATCCATTCGCACAATCTTAGGATTACTTCCGAATGTTGAGCCACTTCCAGCAGTATGGTCTGTATCGCAAGTATCATCAGTAAGATAATTATAATAATTAGTAGCAGTTCCACCAGCGTGGCTAGACGTGCCATAGGCATATGTAAAAGAAGTAGCTATCTTAGGAGGAGCTAAAGAATTTGGATGTTCCTGCCATTCAGCAAAAACAAGACCAGTAGTAGCATGGAACTGATTTCCCTGTACATATCCATACCATTTTATTATCGTAGAATTTGTTTCGTTTATATCGCAAACACGAACAGTTCCATCTGCAATATGATATATATACTTAGCATCGTTCCCAGAAAGAGTTGGACTAATAGCTGATGTTGTCCAGCCATTATCTTTTGCACCATAACTAGTAGTTGCATTAGTTGACCAAACATCTACACCGCCTTTACTATCAACGTCACCAAGGGCAACCATTTTATCACCTTGACTATTAATTTGTATTGTAGGGTCTCCGCCAGAACTATCATCGGAAATGGTTCTACCCTTTAAAACATAATAAATATCCATATCGCCAAATGTCAGGGTTCTAGTTCCGCTAGAACTAGCAGTTTTACTCATTTCAAAATGAGTTGAATCAGTTATTGAAGCAATATATGTATCTGTTTGAATGCCTGTACCAGATACAGACAAACCAGCTATTATTTGAGTATTTGAGCTATGTGTAATTGTAGCATCACCACTGCTTACAGTACAACTTGCTTGTGTGAATGTTGTACCAGCCGCATCATTACTGCTTAAAGTATCAACAACATCAGTCACGGTAAATATCCCATCATTACTACCAGTGCCAGTTATCTTTAATGCATCTCCAATGCTAATGAGACTAGAAGTGTAAATTGTACTATTAACTGCATTTGCCCCTCCAACTAATTGTAAGTGCTGTTTTGTAGGTTGCGGCATTATTTATTCACTACCATATTCAGGGGCTGTTGTAGTAGTATCACCGCCAACCTGCCTAGCTACAAATTTTATATTACCAACAGCAGAGCCAAGAGCTAAATCATTACTTGTACCCGGATGCTTTGTATCTGTAACAGTATAGGTGCTATCTCTACTAATATCAGATTCAAAGTAAAATAATCCATATCCACCAGCACCGGCAAGAGTAGCAGTTCTTTCTACTATATATTCAGATAAATTAGTAGTACCATCAGAGCCTTCTACATGAGCATATAAACCGCCGGCAGTTTTAATCTTACCCAGAGCATCAACAGACATATTCTGAATAAGAGCATTCTCATTTTCAGCTATATCTCTTGGGTCTCTCCTGTTATTAGAACCGCCAGACCAATCACGTATAGTATGATACTGCTTGGGCATTATTTGCCTTTAAAGAATCCTTCCATCATATCAGTAACAACATCCATCACTTTCTCGAACAGGATTTGTTCTTTATCTTCTGATACAAATGGGATGTTAATTTTCTCATTCAACTTAGTGGCAAGCATCTTAGAAAACTCATCTGATTTAATATGACCCATAGCCTCTTCTTTCATTTTATCTGCCTGAGCTTCTGCCATCTTCATTAACATTGATTTGAAGTCCATTATTTATCTCTCCTTATTTTTACTATTTTGTGACTAAGATATACAATGCTCATCACCGCGACAACACACTGTAATAACAAATTTATTTCTGCCAAGTAAACCCCATAGTTAGCAAATGATACTGCTGTAACTTTTAAACTATCCATAATCATTTACCGTTTATTCTAGACACCTGTCCCTTAATTTCCATTAATACATCAGACATATCATTAATTTCTCTAACAGAATCTTCATGTCTTCTATCCCTAGTCTCATCAGAACGGTTCCATCTTTCAATTAATTTAATCAACATACCTTCCATATTTTCCAATGTTTCAGACTGTCCTTTATTTTCAACCTGTAACTCAGTGATAGACTCAGCTTGAGCATCACTTCTCTTTGCATTCTGGTATACCATAAAGACAAACATTGCTCCAACAACACCAATCATTCCAGCTTCTGCATAGAGTGCTAAAAACTCTTCCATTATTCATATTACCTTGATATTTGGTTATTGAATTGCCATTTTTCATAAATGTAGTATATTTCGCACATTTTACTTTTTCTTCCGTTTACCCCAACTAAGTGGGTTAATATTAAATTCTTTCTCATAAAAGCTTACTTTCTCTGCCAGCTCTTCTCGTTCAATCCGTTCCTCCACGATATGTTTGCCAAGCAAATCCCCAATCTGCTCATTTGCATCAAGCATCTTATTTTCAAGCTCTCCAAGTCTACTCTCCACACGCCAATAGCCATACACAAGCATACCAACGAGAACACATAACTGCCCCAACCATTTGAGATTAATGCTAATAACAGCATTATCATCGACAACAGCACCCCTATAACTTCTTGCAGTGTCAGGTTTTTCACTCACTTAACCTTCCTGTATATTGCTACCCATATCAACATGGAAAATAGTATCCAGAATAGTGGCGGGTAAATAGTTTTCAGCATCTGAAGTATAATGGCTGAACAGACTGCTATCAGGGCAACATCCCATTTGTCTAAATCTCCCATCCAACAACAGACCATCCAGAGTCACAACCAGTAAAAACGCTGGTTAAAAACAGGATAAAAAGTAAAAATAGAATATATCCCCCAAGAACTTTAATCTCTTGCTTTGACATACTTGACATTAGAACAGGAATGTTCCCATTTAAACCCAAACCTAGCTGGGTTTTTCATTACTTTAGGATATTGTTTTGATAGTCCATCATGGTCATCAATTCTATGTTCAACCTTAAAATCGCCGTTAGGTAGTTTTTTAATTTTATTCTTCATAATACCATCCACCAAGCGGCACCAATCTCAACTACTAAGTCAGCAAATGTATTATAAGCCCAACGCTTTTTTGTACCATACGTTTCATCGGTGCCTTCTACATAGACTTCAAAGACTTCCCATAATACTCCAATAATAGCAACCCATAGGACTGCCCATAAATCAGATGCACCACACCATTGAGCCACCTTAGCAATAAACAAACCAGCGGCTAAGTGATATGTAGTCCAATGGTCTAATTGACCAGTGGACAGTTGCCAGTTAACTACTTTTGCAATAGGATTGTTCATTACTTAGAACCAAATACTTTTGAGAAAAAGCCTTTCTTCTTCTTTTTACCTTTTTCAGACATTTTCTTTTTACCTTTCTTTTTCTTCTTCTTTACTTCTTCACTGGAAGCAAGCTGTTCATACTGCACTGGATTTGCAGGTTCTGCTCCAGCAAATGATAGGGCTATAATTACTGCCATTAGTTTTTTAATCATGTTCACACCTTTAAATGTTTAGATACTTCTTTTGCACCACTATACTGAGGAACTATTCTTGAAAGAAGTTCTGTTTTGGTTTCGCTTCCACCATAAGCAACTCCACGCTTATCATAGAAATCTTTTATCTCTGCTTTAGTATTTGCATCAGTAGGATAATCTGCTTGTAAAGTAGCGACACCATTGATTATATGATGTCCTCCTACTATCAACCTGCCATGCCCATCACCATGCTTCTTAGCACACTCATCAACATAGAACTCTTCAATAGTTTTAAAGCTATTACTTCTCTTTTCTATCTCACCATCTACATCAACAAAGTATGTATAAGACGAAGGGTAAGTCAGAGTCTCTGTAGAACCATCTGCATAAGTTTTTGTGCGTGTTGCACCCGGAGTTGTATTTCTATGAATCCGTACTCGATGACCCTGACTACACCTTCTTACAATCATGCTTCTGCTTCAGCCTCTTCTACTTCTTCAGTGAGAGATGTACGAAGCATATTAATGAACGCTTCTTTACCAACAGCTAACTGGTCAGCCATAAACTGATTAGTATTCTGTTTGTTCTGCAAATCATTAATGTGATTTACCATTGCCTTCTGTTCATCAGTCATGTCTTCGATTACATACTCTTTATCATCGAGGTTCAAGACTGGCTTTTCTTTTTTGTCTTTAGCCATTGTATTGACTCCTTGTTTAGTTAATTATTTATTTTCTAATGCTTCCACTTTTGCTGTTAATTCTTGTACTGCTTTTACAAGCATTGGGATAATAGCACCATCCGCAACAGTTTGAATACCAGAATCATATTCTTTCCACATTTTAAAACCTTCCTTTATTTCAGAATGGTTATCTATTGCTGTTTTAACTTCTTGGGCTATAAATCCATGAAGAGTCGTCCCGTATTCATGACCAAGGCAAGGAGCATTATCACTTACTCCTCGGTCATTATTTTTTTTGTACAATTCGAGATTTTTATCAATATCTTTTTGTTTTTTCCAATTATAAGTAACTGGTCTGAGGTCATTTACAAAAGATAATCCAGCAGTAGATGTTTGAATATTTTCTTTTAATCTTTCATCAGATGATGCCGCCGCCCAAGAAGTATCACTACCATCTAATCCTAAAGATGCAGTATTAGAACCCGCTCCTATTGTTACTGTTGCATTTCCAGTACAGGCAATACCTTGACCTATTGCAATTTGTTGTTGAGCATCAGCAGTAGAAACATTTGAATTTTCACCAAGTAAAACATTTGCATCTCCAGTTGTTAAAGTGGCTCCTGTATTGGCTCCCAATCCTGTATTCTGTTGACCTGAAGTATTTGCACCAAGAGCATCACTTCCTACAGCAGTATTTTTATCAGCATTGGCATGATTTGTGGCATCTAAAGCCATATATCCTACTGCCGTGCATTGTTCTCCACCATCTACTGCAATTTTTAACGATTCATAACCAATAGCTGTATTTTTAGTACCTGTTGCAGTTGTTAATAAACTATTATGACCCACTGCCGTATTCCCAGCACCAGATGTGAGTGCTGTGAGGGCAGATTGTCCGATGGCAATAGTCCCCGTTTGGGCATTAGCGGCAGTAGAATCCATTGCGTTAGCACCTATCGCAACACAACCTGACATAGCCGCTCCTCCACCTATACCAGCCTGATGACCTATCACAACATTGTTGTCTGCATCAGCATGGTCTACTGAAAGCATAGACTGATACCCAATGGATATATTGTTAGATTCTCCAGTATTAGCCGTATTAAGGGCAGTATAACCTATTGCAACATTATTTGCTCCATCTGTTTGTTGTTGCAGAGCCTGATA